ACATCGACTATTACAACAATCGCCGAATTAAATTAAAACTAAACGGCCTGAGCCCTGTGCAGTACAGGATTCAGACCGTTGGGGTCGCTTAATTTGATTTTTGTCTAACTTTTGGGGTTCATATCACTCTACACTGACGGTCTTTTTATGGGCGCGGGTGGATTACGCAAGCCGCGCTGCTAAAAATAGCCCACTGGGCTGTTTTTGCGCTGTCTTCCGCGACAGCGCCGCAGCTGTTCGAATCCACCCTTGCGGTGCTTTGTGGAAGTTCAAATAAAACAGAAACTCCAGCGTCATCACAACGCTGGAGTTCTTGGTGGGCGCGGGTGGACTACGCAAGCCGCGCATCTAAAAAAGCCCCGCAGGGGCTTTTTTCCCCGCCGGACTATTCGGCGGGTCGATGCTGTTCGAATCCACCCGCATGAAAATCCAAACCTTCTGCAAACAGAAAACCGCCAGCGTATCTCTACGCTGACGGTCTTTTTATGGGCGCGGGTGGATTCGAACAACCACGGCTTTGTTCCACCCAAACCTTTTGATTCCAAAAAGTTAGGAATCATGCGGATTTTCGGACACCCAAAATGGAACACGAAACCTTTTCGGCCCGGACGCAACGTTAAAAGTGGGTTGCAAAGTGGGTTATTCCTCGGTGTCCGGGGCGTACTCGGCTAGCACTCCGGAGATGGTCTGAGCAGTGGCAACATCACGACCCGTGACATCATGTGCGTACCAGCCGAAGGTATCCATGCTGCGGCTGTGGCCGACCATGCGGCGCAGCTGAGCGGGTGATACCGCATCCGCAACCATGCTGACAAAGGTGTGCCGCAGTTCGTACAGGCTGATGGGTGGGTCAATGCCGTTGCAGCGCTGATAGAACTTCCAGTAGTTATACAGGCTCTGCTGGTTGGACAACAGAAACAGCGGATCGTCATTCGTCAGCGGTCGTTCCTCTTCCATCGTGCGCTGCCGGAGCTGGGCGTAGATCTCGTTCACGGCCAGAGGGTGCAGTACCACCGTCCGGATGGCATTCTCATTTTTGCCGCTGGTTTCCTCGTTCTGGCGGTTGATGGCCCGGCCGATGTGGAGCCGGTCTCCGTCCAGATCGCCTACACGCAGGCCCAGCAGTTCTCCGGGGCGCAGGCCGGTCATAACGGCCAGACGGTAGGCGTGCACGTTCTCATCCGGCTCCACTTTTCCGCGCACCACACGGGTATCGGTGGAGAGCAGCACACGCAGGCTGTCCGGCTGCAGGATCTTCCGCCCCTTCTGGCGAGCGCCCTTCGGAACGGTCAGGTTTTCATCCTCTGGCCGCAGGGTCGTGTACTTATGCTGGCGTGCCCACTTGACAAAGGATACCTCCACGCCACGGATGCCCTGCAGCGTCTTACGGGAAAGATTGCCCCGGCTCTGGCGCTTGCTGTTCGGATTCAGACAGCCCTCTTTATACGCTCGGTTAAGTACGTCCTGCAGCATTCCTGTGCTCAGGTCGCCAATCTGCCGGGTACCGATCACTGGCAGGATGTAATTTCGCCCATTCTTTTCTACCTGTTCAATGTAGCTGGTGCCTGCCGTAGCCTTGACAGAGATTAGATACTCAGCCCACACCTCAGAGCAGCGCTTTGTGGTATTGCAGATTCCGTCATCCAGCCATGCGTCTGCCTTCCGGTTGGCTTCCCGCTGACCGGTGCGGCCGGGCTTTGCACTGGTGAACGTCCTGCGCTGGCCGTCCTTCTGCACCTTGATCTGCCAGCGTTTCTGGTTCGGCAGCCACTGGGCGGTATTGGTTCTTCGTCCCATAAAAAATACACCTCCATGGGTACACTTTGACAAGCCCGCCCAAAAGAGGTATAATCGCAGTGTCGAGTGTGCGATACCCTCTTCTGGGTGAGCCGCTTCTTTTAACTCCTTCGGTGTTCCAGCACCGGGGGAGTTTTTGCTTTATTCGGATTCCATGTTATCTTTCTCGGCCAGTGAAGAAAGTTCCTCGCTCACCTCGACAAACTCAGTCCGCTGAGCATTGCTCATGTACGGCAGATATGGCTCAAATGCCTTACTATACTTTTCTGCCCAGTTCTTCTTGGCTTTTCCCGTTTTCAAGCTCTCGATCTTTACGCTGTACTTATCTGCAACGCGATGGATAATCTCGCTTACAGCTCCATCCCGGAACGAAAGGCTCCGATACTTTGCAAAGTCTGCGGTCGTCCCCACTGGCACGCCGTACTTTTTACACTCTTCCAGTTGTTGCAAACGTCCAACACAAAAATCGTATCGTTCAAAAAATACAGCTGGTTCCGTAGTTGTCTGAAGGATTTTTGCGCTTTCCTGCGCCTGCTTCAAAAATTGAGGGGCCAGCATTCTGGCATCTGAACGGGAGTTGATGGGAACCATTTCTCCCATCCATTCCGGCTTCGGGGTGTATTGCGCTTCATCTGTAAGATCTGGACCATCGTACAATTTTGAATCTGAGGACTCCGCCTTAGATTCACCGCTCTCTCCGGAGCGTGTGGACTTATTAAACAGCATAAAAACCAGAACAGCCAGAAAGAACGGCAACATAAACAGAAGAAACTCGGCCAGAAAAAACGCTCCACCAGGCTCTTGGCCTTCCAATCCTGCAATACCAAAAAGCGGCAGGATCGCACCGATTATGATCGCAGCGCGCAGCTGACCTTTGGATAATGCGGTTCTACTCCAGTCTTCCTGTGTACTTCCGGGAGCCTGTATCGACTTTCGGCCAGAACCTACGCCTTTGACTGCCGCATCAATGCCATTGTTCAGCCACCGCATCTCTTTGCTTGTGCTATGTTTGCGGAGCCATTCCTTCCGGGCATAAGGTGACTTTGCCATGATTCTTCCTCCTGTTTTTTATATATCCCGGCAGAGCCCCACGGCCTTGCCTTCAATGACAACGGTGTTCATATCCTCCCGGCTGAGGATGATGCTGTTGAAAGCCGGATTCTCCGGCCTCAGTTCAATGAAGTTCTCGTGCAGATAGACATGTTTCAGGGTTGCCTCTTCTCCGATGCGCACAGCAGCGATCTCGCCGTTTTCCACCTCCGGCTGCTTCCGGATGGCCACCAGATCACCATCGTGTATCCGGGGCTCCATGCTGTCGCCCTTGCAGGTCAGTGTAAAGGTGGAACGCCACTTGGACGGCACACAGACTATGCGCTCCACGTTCTGCTCCGCTGTGATCGGCGTACCGCAGGCGATCCGGCCCACCAATGGGACCATGTCCATCTCCGGCATGGGCTGGAAGCCGGGAGGAATCGTCTCTGCATCCCTTTTGGCCTGCAGCCGTAGTGCTTCTTTGACGTTTCCTGCCTTTTCCAGAATGTCCTGGTCAATTTCATTCACCACATCCAAGGTATGTTCATCAATGCGATTGTTGCTCTTCCCTAGCATATAGTCAATGGACGTATTATAAAAATTGGCCAGATCGATCAATGTCTCGGAATTCGGTTGCCGGACACCTTTCTCGTAGTTGACATACGTCGTGTAAGGCATCCCGAGCTGTTCTGCTGCCTGCTTCATGCTGATGCCGCGTTCTTTTCGGAGTTCAGGGATTCGGTTCATAATCGTTACCTCCTTCTTCCCTATGTATATTATATTACACGTTTTGAGTAAATAGTCAACCAAAATACCCGAATTGGGCAGTATTCACAAAAAATTACTGTTCAATTTGGGTATTATTTTACTTTACATTTACTCGTTTCGGGTATATCATAATTGCAGTTACTCAAAGCGAGTAACAAGTTACACGAAAGGAGTTCTTTGAATTGCTCTATCCGAACATCAACGCAGAACGAAGCCGTCGCAAACTGACTATTGAGGAGTTTGCAAAGGCGTTGGGTGTCACCCGCAAGACCGTTTACAACTGGATGGTTCACGGCAACATCCCCCAATCCAAGCTGGAAAAAATGGCAGAAATGTTCGACTGCTCCATTGATTATCTGCTCCAGCGCAGCATCTGACAACAAGGAGGTTTGACCTATGGCAAAGAAACCGTTTCTGAAGCTCCGCCGCCTGTACGAAGATCAGGGGCTGCTGCAAAAAGAGCTCAGCGAGCTGTCCGACATCCCACTGGACACCCTCAAGGGCCGCCTCAATGCCCCGGAGGACAAGGGGCGCTGGAAGGCCTGCGAGATCGTTAAAATCTGCAAGGTGCTACACATTCCGCAGGAGCAGATCGGGGCGTATTTCTTCCCGGCAATTGCAAAGGAGGAAAAGACCGCATGAAACCTTACACCCTTGCATCCGAGCGGGCCGCAGCGCCCACTGGATGCGCGTACATTGCTCCCTCACTGGTAGACCTATGGTTCCGTTGGGGGAAGGTTCGCCCGTCCGGGCTCCTGATGACTGGCATGGAAGTCCCTGAATACCGGGACACGCCGGTTCAGGTATTCGATAACGGCGAGTGGCATCAGGTCATTGCTTTCAGCTTTGAGGACAAATGCCGCCCGGCACCGAGTTGCTGGCAGGAGGTGGAACCCGCATGAAGCTGAAAATCAACCTGCTATACGCCGCAGGCATTGTCCTGCTGATTGGTTCCGCCAGTGTGGGCGACGGCTTCAATACTATCCTGCCCAACTCCTGGAACATCCGTGTGCTGGCCACCGTTCTCATGGCCGCACTGGCAATTACCTGCTTCGGCTATGGACGCTACTTGGAAATGACCCGGAAGAACCGCCGCTATGGCCGCGTTGACCGCACCCACGCCCGCACCGAAGAGCCGGACTACCGGCAGAACCGGAGGGGCGCATGAAAACGAAACGTCTGAAGAAGCTCCTGATGGGCATGGGCCTGAGCCGCAATCAGGCAAATCATATGGTCAAGGACCAGCGGGCCACCGGCTCTCTGCGGGTCAGCAATGCAATCTATTACTATTATGCCAAAAGGTACATCTCCGAGTTAACGCCGGACTGGTTACCGCTTATCGAAAGCTTTGTACTCGGAAACGCAGAAGAGGATGCCGAGGACATCAACAAAAAATGAGCCCGCCCGTGCTGGTAACACGGACGAGCCCAAAGGGTGATGGAATTCACAAGCCCCATCACCTTTGATGATATCATATCAGGAAGGATTTTACAAATGAAAGGTATTTTAGCAGAGCCGGGCAAGGCACCTGTGATCGCATCCCTGCCCGACAGCCTGTGGGCCATTGAGAACCGGCTGGGAACTCCCTGCGAGATGATCGTGCTGCCTCGCACCCCGGCGGTGCTGTTCGTGGGCCGGTACGATGGCCCCATCCAGCCTGCCAGCCTGCTCAACCGGAAGTACCGAGGCCGCCAGCTTTACGGGCCCATCCTCTGCTACGGCTGGAAGGGCAACAACATCCAGCCCATGAACAAGGATGTACAGACCGAGATGCTGGACCGCCTGAAGGGCACGGAGGTGAGAGTTTGACCACCTATATCTGCAAATGCGGACGGCGAGTGAAGAAATCCACCGATGCCAGTACCACTGGAAACCGCCTATCTGGTTACACACCCGGCCATGAGTGCTGGGGATGCCCCTATGCCATGCCATACGGAGACTTTCAATGGGATGAAAGTGCTAGAACTGTCAGCCGGGAGACTCGGGGCTACGAGTGCCGGATGAGCAAGACCCTCACTTATGCGTCAGAGTTTGCTGGCTCTATCAAGGATAAATGCACCTGTCGAGTGCATAGTCTGGACTTCGACTTTCTGTCTCAGGTCTCTGCATGGATCAAAGACACTTATCCAGACAGAGAGATTTTCGGCTCATTCTCCAAAGATATTCGTGCATCGGACTATGGGTCTGACGGGCGCTATTGCCTGACAATCACATGCACTCAGAATCTGAAAGGTGTTGCCGCAAAAAGAGAGCTGTTTGGTCAGTTTTTCAATCTGGATGGAAGCCGCAAGGACATGACACCGCAGCAGGAAATGGAAAAGATTCTTGCCGACATCAAAAAAGCAAAGGAGATTCTCTCATGTGCACCTGCCCAGAATGCGGATGCTGCTGTGACTACGGCAGAGAATGCTGTTCCGACTGCCACAGCGGCAACGCCGACCATCTCGGAGAGCGGGGCGGATGCAAGCGCATCGACCCCCGCGACATCCCTGCAGAACTGCGAATCGGCCCCTGCCGCATCGGCGGGCGGTTCTTCTGTATCAACAGCTGGTGCCATGCAGGACAAGCCCCTAACTACCGTGCCGGATGCAATGCGCCCGGCGTTTGATTATTCCGGCCTGACTGACCAGACCGTGGAGGACCTGCACTTTGCCGAGGACGAATACCGCCACGGCAAACAGATGGCCGAGCGCGGCCTTGTCCACATGGGCAATGCCATTGCCGCCGCCCATGATGCGCTGTGCGGAGTTGTCCAATTGTTGGACAACTCAAAGCATGGCAATCGCGGGGATGATTCTTTTCGGGCATGGTGCTGCTCTATCGGCATCACAAAGTCAACCGCCTACAACCTGCTGCAAGTCTCTGCCCTGATGGACGGCAGCAGCCCCCGCCAGCAGGCTATTCTGGAAGCCCTGCCGCCCACCCTGCTGTACGCCGTGGCAAAGCCCAGTGCCCCGCCGGAGCTGGTGGAGAAGGTCAAGAGTGGCGACATCACCACCAACAAGCAGTATCAGGAAGCCCTTGCCCAGATCAAGGCCGAGAAGGACCGTGCCGCTGCCGCCGAAGCCCGGGAGGAAGAGGCGTGGAATATGGTAAGCAAGGCACAGGATGAAGCCCAGACTGCCAAAAACGACTTGGATGCCGCCCTTGCGGATGTGCAGGGGCTGGACAAGGAAAATGCCCGGCTGAAAGCCGAGAAAGAAAAGGCAGAACGGAGCTATAACGAAATGTACGAAAGCCGCATTGCGGCCAACCTCCAGCGCCAGAAGGCCGAAGCCGAGCGCGACAGGGCCGAAGCCCGGGCCAAGGACGCAGAGAACCAGTTGGTTGGTTCCCGGCAGATGGCCGAAGCGGCCAAGCTCCGGGGCGACAAGCTCAAGGCCGAGAACGACGCGCTCAAGAAACAGCCCATCACTGCGGTGGTGGACAAGGAAGAGGTGGAGCGTCAGGCCAGGGAAATGGCCGCCGAGATGACCGCCGACCTGCGGGCACAGCTGGAACAGGCCTCTTCCGGCAGCGAACAAGATGCCCACAGCTCCTATGACAACGTGCTGCTGGCCGACCGTTCTCTCCAGAACATCGGCAAAATGGTGGTCCCGTCCCTCCGCAGGCTTCCGCCTGAACAGCGGGAACAGCTGACCAATATGCTCATTCACACACTCGGACAGATCCAAGGGGAGGTATCCAGATGTCTGTAACCATCACGGCCCTTGAGGCCGAAAACGTCAAGCGCATCAAAGCAGTTGCGCTCACCCCTGCCCCCACTGGGCTCACCCTCGTGGGCGGCAATAACAATCAGGGCAAGACCAGTGTGCTGGATGCCCTTGCCTGGGCCCTGGGCGGCGACCGCTTCCGCCCCAATGCCGCACAGCGGGACGGGGCCGTGGCTCCCGCCCATCTCAAGGTCACCCTTTCCAACGGCGTGATCGTGGAGCGCAAGGGCAAAAACAGCACCCTGACCGTTACCGACCCCACCGGGCGGCGCAGCGGCCAGCAGCTGCTCAATGCCTTTATCGAGCCGCTGGCCCTTGATCTGCCCCGCTTCATGGAAGCATCCGACAAGGAGAAAGCGGACATCCTGCTGCGCATCATCGGCATCGGCACCGAGCTGCACGTCCGGGATCTGGAGATCAAGTCCCTGTATGACAAGCGCACCTTCACCGGCCAGCTGGCCCAGCAGAAAAAGCACTTTGCCGAGGAGCTGATCTACTACCCGGAAGCCCCGGAGGAACCTGTCAGCGCCTCCGACCTCATCCACCAGCAGCAGGAGATCCTCGCCCGCAACGGCGAGAACCAGCGCAAGCGCAATCAATTAGTTCAGCTCACAGATTTGCTTGAACGGCAGAAAAAAGTGGTTGCAGACCTTGAATTTCAGTTGAGCACGGAAAAGCAGCGGCTGACCACGATGCAGGCCGACGTAAAAATCGCCCAGACCTCTGCCGAGAATCTGCAGGACGAATCCACCGCCGAACTGGAAGCCTCCATCCGGAGCATCGAGGAGACCAACCAGAAGGTGCGTGCCAATCTGGAAAAGGCCCGTGCCGAGGACGAGGCTGCCCAGTATGCCAGCGACTACGACAAGCTCACCGAAGCCATCACTCAGAAGCGGGCCGACCGTATGGCCCTGCTGAACGGTGCTGACCTGCCCCTGCCGGAGCTGAGCGTGGAGGACGGTGCCCTTACTTATAAAGGAAAGCACTGGCGGGATATGTCCGGCAGCGATCAGCTGCGGGTGGCTGCCGCCATCGTCCGCCGCCTGAACCCGGACTGCGGTTTTGTACTGCTGGACAAGCTGGAGCAGATGGACATGACCACCCTGACCGAGTTTGGCCGCTGGCTGGAAGCAGAGCACCTGCAGGCCATCGCCACCCGCGTTTCCACCGGCAGCGAGTGCCAGATCATCATCGAAGACGGCATGGTAAAAGATGCCGAGCCGCCTGTCACCGAAAAGCCCCAGCCCAGGAGCTGGACGAAAGGAGCGTTCTAAATGAGCAAGTATGCCATCACCGCCGGAGTGCAGGATACCCCGGTCAAAACCGTGCTGTATGGCCCCGAGGGCATCGGCAAGAGCACCTTTGCCTCCCACTTCCCCGACCCGGTGTTCATCGACACCGAAGGCGGCACAAAGCGGCTGAATGTCAAGCGCCTGCCTCAGCCCACAAGCTGGGCCATGCTGCTGGACGAGGTGGCCGAGGTGCGCAGGGGGAACATCCCCTGCGGCACGCTGGTCATCGACACCGCCGACTGGGCCGAACGGCTGGCCATTGATGCCGTCTGTGCCAAGGCCAAGGTAGACGGGCTGGAGGGCTTTGGCTACGGCAAAGGCTACACCTACCTGAAGGAGGAGTTCGGCAAGCTGCTGGACGCGCTGGAAGAGGTGCTGAACACAGGGCACAACGTTCTGATCCTTGCCCACGCGTCCATCACAAAGTTCGAACAGCCGGATGCGGCGGGCAGCTACGACCGCTGGACCATGAAGACCACCAAGCAGGTGGAGCCGCTGATCCGGGAGTGGTGCGACATGCTGCTGTTCGTCAACTACCAGACCGTGGTGGAAAAGAGCAGCAGCGCCCCCAACGCAAAAAACAAGGTCACCGGCGGCCGCCGGGTGATGTACACAGCGCATCACCCCTGCTGGGATGCCAAGAATCGCTTCGGCCTGCCCGACGAGATCCCCTTTGACTACACCGGCATCGCCGCCTGCATCCCCGGCACCGCATCTGCGCCCGCGCCGAAGCCGAAGCCGGAACCGAGCCCCCAGCCGGAAGTCGACATCCTGCCCACTCCGGCTCCGCAGCCCCAGACTCCCCGCGAGGAAGTGCCCGAAGCTCTGCTCACACCGGACCTGATCGCGCTGGGCGTGCCGGAAAAGCTGGCCCCCCTGATGAGCGCCAACAACGTCACGCCGGAGGAGCTGCAGGCTGTGGTGGGCAAGCGGGGCTATTTCCCCGAGGATATGCCCATCCGGGATTACCCGGCCGATTTCGTAGAGGGCTGTCTGGTAGCCGCATGGCCCCAGGTGCTGCAGATGGTGCTGGACAGCCGTGACCTGCCGTTTTGATGATTTTGAAAGGAGCTTTTACTTATGAATGAGATGAACACCGACCGCGCCCTGAACTGGGACGACGAATTCACCAACGAACAGCAGGAGTTCGTGCTCCTGCCCGAGGGCGATTATGCCTTTGAGGTCACCGGCATGGAGCGTGCCCGCTTTGAGGGCAGTGCCAAGCTCCCGCCCTGCTCCATGGCAAAGCTGACCCTGAAGATCTTCGGCGGGGCCAAGGGCGATGCCACCGTCACCGACCGCCTGTATCTGCACACCAAGACCCAGGGTCTGCTGGGTGCTTTTTTCGAGAGCATCGGCCAGTGCAAGCGCGGTGAGACCTTCCGCCCCCGCTGGAACGAGGTGGTGGGTGCCCGGGGCTGGTGCCGTCTGGGCATCCGGGAGTACACCAAGCAGAGCGGCCCCAACGCAGGTAAGACCGGCCAGAGCAATGAGGTCACTCGCTTCCTGCCGCCGCCGGAACCTAAGGCCGCACCCGCTCAGGGCTGGACACAGGGGGCATTCTGATGGCGAACATCCAATCCCTGCGCCCCTATCAGCAGGCCGCCCGGGACAGCATCCACGCCCAGTGGGAGCAGGGCCGTCTGCGCACGTTGCTGGTGCTGCCCACCGGAACCGGCAAGACCATCGTATTCGCCTCCGTTGCCGCTGATCAGGTGCGTGCCGGGGACCGGGTGCTCATCCTGGCCCACCGGGGAGAGCTGCTGGAACAGGCAGCTGACAAGCTCCAGCGTTCCACCGGCCTTGTCAGCGCCGTGGAAAAGGCAGAGTCCACCTGCCTGAACAGCTGGTTCAGGGTGGTGGTGGGCAGCGTGCAGACCCTGCAGCGCTCCGCTCGGCTGGAACGCTTTCCCCGGGACTACTTCGGCACCATCATCATTGACGAGGCCCACCACGCCATCACCGACGGCTACCGCCGCATCCTGGACTACTTCGAGAGTGCAAAGGTGCTGGGTGTGACCGCCACCCCTGACCGCGGCGACATGCGGAATCTGGGCGAGGTGTTCGACAGCCTGGCCTATGAGTACAAGCTGACCGATGCCATCAAAGAGGGCTATCTGTGCAAAATCATGGCCCAGACCATTCCCCTGCAGCTGGACATCTCCGAAGTTGGCTTCACCAGCGGCGACTATTCGCTGGGGCAGCTGGGCACAGCGCTGGACCCATATCTGGAGCAGATCGCCGCTGAGATGGCACAGCGGTGCAAAGGCCGCAAGACGGTGGTGTTCCTTCCCCTCATCAAAACCAGCCAGAAGTTCCGGGATCTGCTCAATGCCAAGGGGTTCCGGGCCGCCGAGGTCAACGGCCAGAGTGCCGACCGAAAGGAAGTGCTTGCCGACTTCGATGCCGGGAAGTATAACGTGCTCTGCAATTCCATGCTGCTCACCGAGGGCTGGGACTGCCCCAGTGTGGACTGCGTTGTGGTGCTGCGGCCCACCAAGGTGCGCAGCCTGTACAGCCAGATGGTGGGGCGCGGCACACGTCTGGCCGAGGGCAAGACCGACCTGCTGCTCCTCGACTTTTTGTGGATGACCGACAAGCATGAGCTCTGCCGCCCGGCAGACCTTGTGTGCGAGGACAGGGCCGTGGCCCGTCAGATGACCGAAAACCTTGCCGGGACCGGCTGTCCTGAGGACATCGAGGAAGCCGCCGCCCAGGCCAGCGAGGACGTGGTGGCCCAGAGAGAGGAAGCCCTTGCAAAGCAGCTGGCTGAACAGCGCCGGAAGAAGGCAAAGCTGGTGGACCCGCTCCAATACGAAATGAGCATTCAGGCCGAGGACCTGTCCGGCTATGTACCGGCTTTTGGATGGGAAGCCGGACCGCCCACCGAACAGCAGACCGCAGCCCTCGAAAAGCTGGGCATTCTGCCGGATGCGGTGGAGTCGGCAGGCAAGGCCAGCCTTTTGCTGGACCGGCTGCACAAGCGCCGGGATGAAGGCCTCACCACACCTAAACAGATCCGCTGTCTGGAGAAATACGGCTTCCAGCATGTGGGTACATGGAGTTTTGAGCAGGCCAAACACATGATCGACCGCATTGCGGCCCAGGGCTGGCGGAGCGTGCCCAAGGGTGTTACCCCAAGCACCTATACGCCGCCCACCCCACCTGAAACGCCCGCATGGGATGTATGGTAACGCAGATGAATGATGAGATCGAACTCAAAGAAGCATTGGCCTTCATTTCCCCGGCCTCCCTGACTTATGAGGAATGGACGATGGTGGGCATGGGCCTCAAGGAAGCGGGCCTGCCCGTCACCGTCTGGGAAGCATGGAGCGCCCGGGACGGGGGCCGCTACCACAAGGGTGAGTGTGCCCGGAAGTGGGAGAGCTTTCACGGCAGCACAAAGCCTGTCACCGAGAGCAGCATTTTCCAGCTGGCCTACAGCCACGGATGGAGCGGCCCCGCAGGACACGCGCTGGACTGGGGCGACGAGCTCACCACCGGCTCCTCCAGAACGGAGGGGCAGCTGGTGGACCCCCGGTGGGTGGAATCCCACGATCTGGCTCTGCCTGAGCAGTGGGACCCAGTTGACCAGCTCAGGCGCTACCTGCAGGCCCTCTTTGAGCAGGACGAGCACGTGGCCTATGTGACCGAGAGCTTCATGGCCGACGACCGCCGCCGCCCCACCAGAGGCTGCTGGGACCGCACCGCAGGCCAGCTCATCGCAGAGCTGGACACCTGCGGCGGGGACATCGGCAAGGTGGTGGGCGACTGCGACCCCGAGGTGGGCGCGTGGATCTGCTTCAACCCGGTGGACGGAACGGGCCGCAAGGATGCCAATATCACCGCCTACCGCTACGCTCTGGTGGAATGCGACAACATGGATCTGGGCAGGCAGCAGGCCATCATCAAACAGCTGGAGCTGCCCTGTGCCGCCCTGGTCTACTCCGGCGGCAAGAGCGTCCACGCCATCGTCAAGGTGGATGCCCCGGATTACACCGAATACCGCAAGCGGGTGGATTACCTCTATGCCGCCTGCCAGAAGAATGGTCTGACCCTCGACCAGCAGAACCGCAACCCCAGCCGCCTTTCCCGGATGCCCGGCATCCTGCGCGGCAGTCAGCGGCAGACCCTGCTGGAGACCAACATCGGCAAAAGCTGCTGGGACGAGTGGCGGGACTGGCTGGAAGCCGAGACCGATGAGCTGCCTGAAACCGAAAGTCTGGCTGACGACTGGGACGACCTGCCGCCGCTGGCCGATGCCCTCATCACCGGGGTACTGCGCAAGGGTCACAAGATGCTGCTGGCAGGCCCCAGCAAGGCGGGCAAGAGCTTCGCCCTCATTGAGCTGTGCATTGCCATTGCCGAGGGCACGCCCTGGCTGGGCCGCTTTTCCTGTGCCCAGGGCAAAGTGCTGTACATCAACCTCGAGCTGGACCGGGCCTCCTGCCTGCACCGCTTCAAGGATGTGTATACTGCCCTCGGCCTGCCCCCGCAGAACCTGCGGAACATTGACATCTGGAACCTGCGCGGTGCTTCCGTCCCCATGGACAAGCTGGCCCCCAAGCTCATCCGCCGGGCGGGTAAGAAAGGCTACACCGCCGTCATCCTCGACCCCATCTACAAGGTCATCACCGGCGACGAGAACAGCGCCGACCAGATGGCAAAGTTCTGCAACCAGTTCGACCTTGTCTGCCGTGCGCTGGACTGTGCCGTGATCTACTGCCACCACCACTCCAAGGGTGCCCAGGGCGGCAAGCGCAGCATGGACCGCGCCAGCGGCTCCGGCGTGTTTGCCCGTGACCCGGATGCCATGCTGGATATGACAGAGCTCACCCCCACCGATGCCATCTTGGAACAGCTCCACAACAAGGCCGCCTGCCGGGTGCTCAAGGCCATGCTGGACAAGCGCAGCCATGCCGATGCCTACGGCCCGGACGATGCCCTGAGCAAAAGCCGGATGCTGGCCATAGCCAAAGAACACCTTGGCATGGCCGACTTGCGGGCCATCGATGCCCAGATCGCAGCCGCCCAGAAAAAAGCCGACAGCATGACCGCCTGGCGCATTGAGGGCACCCTGCGCGAGTTTGCACGCTTCGACCCGGTGAACCTCTGGTTCGACTACCCTGTCCACAAGCCGGACACCGGCCTGCTGGAGGATCTGCAGCCGGACAGCGATTACAAGTCACTGGGTACCCGGGGCGCATCCAAGCGCTGGGGCAATAAGGACAAAGTCAGCAAGGACAAAAAGGCCGAGCTGGACACTGCCTTTGAAGCCTGCATGATGGACGGAAAGGTAACGGTCTACTCCATGGCCGAATATATGGGGCTGAAACCGGATACCGTACGCCGTCGTTTGAAAGCGGACGGCGGCTTCTGGATCGACGGCGCAGACATCGGCCGCAAAGAACCCGGCAGCGCAGGATAAATTACAGTCTGCAATATTTCGCTTTACGCATAGTACAAAAACGGTAAAATAGCGGCTATCACAAATCCGCATCCGCTTACGGATTTCGGAAAATAGCGGCTATTTTTCCGAATCCGGGACGGAAAATAGCCTATATATAATATACAAAATCCGTCCGTGTGTGATGGGGTCTCCCAGAGGATGGGGCGAACACAGCCCCCATCCCTCCGGGGAACCCTCCCCATCACGTTGGCCGAACAAAAAAGAAAGAACGAGGTGAAACGAACGTGCAATTTTTGCCCATTGCTCAATTCTTCCTGCCCATGAAGCCGCCCACCACCACCCACAACGCCAAGGAGCTGCACGCCTACATGAAGGGCGGCAAGCCCTGTGCCGTGCTCCACGACAGCGCCGAACTGAAAGCCGCCCGCTCCAAGCTCCACGCCTACCTGGCACCCCATGCGCCGGATCAGCCCGTGCCCGCCGGGAAGCCAGTGCGGCTGGTGGTCAAGTGGTGCTTTGCCCCCGAGGGCCGCCCGGACGGCAGCTGGCGCACCTCCAAACCTGACACCGACAATCTGGAAAAGGCCCTCAAGGACGAGATGACCCGCCTGCACTTCTGGCACGATGATGCCCAGGTGTGCAGCGAGATCGTGGAGAAGTTCTGGTCGGACCCCTGCGGTGTGTTCGTGCGTGTGGAGGTGTGGGGATGACCTACGAAGAGAAGAAGGCCTGGTTGAGAAGGTATCAGCAAGCGAAGCGGCTCGAACAGCTGCGGCTGGATGAGCTGGACACGCTGAAGACAGACGCTTCCAACATGACCCAGTGCCTTTCCGCTGTGCCGGGCGGCGGAGGAGACGGCCAAACATTGCCCCGTGCAGTAGAACGCATCGACGAAGCCCGGGGCGCTTACAAAGCCCAGTGTGAGGAAAGCACCCGCATTCGCAAAGAAATCATCTTTGCGCTACAGCAGCTGGATGATGAGCTTGACTTCACGATTCTGTACCGGAGATATATCTGTGGGCACAAGTGGGAGCTGATCGCTGACCGGCTCTCCCTCGATGTCAGTTGGGTCCTCCGACGACACAAAAAAGCGGTGCAACTTCTGGACACAGACCCATGACGCACTAAAAAGCACTAGTTCAAGTGTGCTATACTCTATGCTGCAAAGCCCAGCAGGAAAGGCATCCTTACTCCCTTCGTGCTGGCGGCCCGACCGGAGGTTTGTTTTCCTCCTCTTGATACGGTTTTCTCCTTTTGCTGCTTAACAGCTTTTTTGCACCGGCCGGGCTTTTCCTGATTACAACTGCCGTTCTGAGCATCCGCTCAGGGCGGCTTTTTTGTACCCTGACGACGAGAGAGGTGGTGACGTGTCGAATGAAAAGAATCTCATTCCGTTCAATGAACGAACGGAGAGCGAACAGAGAGAGATCGCCCAGAAGGGCGGCATTGCATCCGGTGCGGCCCGCCGCCGCAAACGGTCCATGCGTCAGGCGGCTGACTACTACCTGAGCCTGCCGGAGACCGACCGCCGCCGGGTAAACGCCATGCTGCGGGACCAGATTGACCCGGAGGACGTGGACAACCAGATGAGCGTGGTCATGGGCATTGCAGAGCAGGCCAAGCGGGGCAACCCTCAGGCCGCCGCCGTGCTGCTGAAGATGCTGGGGGAGGAAGCCGTGCAGGAGGACCCGGGTGCGGATGCTCTGGCAAAGGCCAAGGAGCTGCTGGGAGGTGTGGACAGTGCCATTGACTGAGTTTCAGCAGGAGTACCTGCGCAACTGTTCCCACCGGTGGAACGTCAAGACCGGAGCCACCCGAAGCGGCAAGACCTACCTGGACTGTGCCGTGACCATCCCGAAGCGGATCTGCGCGGCCCGGGGCGAGGGCCTGCTGGTGCTCATGGGCAACACCCTGGGCACACTGGAGCGCAATGTGCTGTCCCTGATGCGGGAGCTCTGGGGCCCCGACCTTGTAGGTGTGATCCGCACCTCGGCAGCAGGCAACGTGGTACAGCTGTTCGGCAAGAAGGTCTATGTCCTCGGCGCTGACAACAAGAAACACATCGCCCGCATCCAGGGCGCTGCCTTTGAGTACGTCTACGGTGACGAGATCACCACCTGGGACGAAGGCGTGTTCCAGATGCTGAAAAGCCGCCTTTCCTGCCCCCACTCCCATTTTGACGGCACCTGCAACCCGGAAAGCCCCACTCACTGGTTCAAGAAGTTTCTGGACAGTGACGCTGACATCTACTGTCAGGCGTATACCATCGACGATAACCCTACACTTCCGGCCCAGTTCGTGGCCGATCTGAAAAAAGAATACACCGGCACGGTCTACTATAACCGCTTTATCTTGGGGCAGTGGATGGCCGCCAACGGCGTGATCTACCGCCTGCTGGCCGACAGCCTTTCCGCCGGAGATGAGCGTTTTTTCTGGCCTGTGGACAAGCCGCTGCACCCGTGGCGGGTGCGCATTGGGGTGGACTTTGGCGGCAACGGCTCCAAACACGCCTTTGTGGCAACGGCCATCCTGCCGGGCTATTCCGGCGTGGTGGGGCTGGCATCCCAGCGCATCGACCCTGTGGCGCAGGATGCCGACTTTCTGGCCGACCGACTGCTGGATTTCTGCATAACTGTCTTTGCCCGCTGGGGCGAGATCCAGTACATCTTCTGCGATTCCGCGGAGCAGACGCTGATCAATCACATCCGGGCCCGGCTCCGGCGCTGCAAACTGAGTTGGCTAGCCGACCGGGTGGAAAACAGCGCCAAGATTCGCATCAATGACCGCATCCGCCTGACCTGCATCCTGATGGGCGGCGGGAGGTTCTGGCTGCTGCCAGAGGCTTCCACCCTCCGGGATGCCCTTGCCACGGCCCTGTACAGCGGCAAGCACCCCGGCGTGGACGAGCGGCTGGATGACGGCAGCACCGATATCGACACATTGGACGCTTACGAGTACACTATCGAGCGCGATTTCAAGAGGTTGACCAACACATGAACATCACCGCATTTCTGAACTACCTGAACAAGACGCGCGGGTGGGCCATCGATGCCGACTACTACGGCTACATCGAGACCTGGCGGCAGTGGTGGCAGGGCAGCGTGCCCAAGGTACACACCCGTGCCGCTGAATACGCAAACGGCACAAAGAAGCGCCCTATTGCCTCCCTGCGGATGCCGAAACGGGTCTGCGAGGACTGGGCAAACCTGCTTCTGAACGACCGCACCACCTTCCAGATCAAGGACGCTGACACCGCGTCCTATCTGCTGGGCGACGATGAGCAGCAGGTGGGCGGCCTGCTCCGGGAGCTGCACTTCTGGCGCAATGCCAACGCTCTGGTGGAACAGGCCTACTGGTCCGGCACCGGTGCCTTTGTGCTGAGTGCCGAAAACCTGACTGTCGTGAAAGGGAAAGCCGTCCCCGGCCCGGATACCCGCCTGAAGCTGGACTATGACCCGGCTTCCTGCATCCTGCCTCTGCGGGTGGAACGGGGCATCGTGACCGAAGCAGCCTTTGTCTCCGAGTACATGATGGAGGGCAAGCCCGCGGTCTATCTGCAGACCCACACCGGCAATGAGACCCGGCGCACCATCCGCAACGAGTGGTTCCGGGTAACGGATGGAGTTTCGGGCGCTCCGGTGTTTGAAGCCCTGCAGGCCCCGCCGGGTACGGCAGAAAGCATCACGGTGGAGGGTTCTCCCCCGTGGTTTGCCCTGTTCAGCCCGGCCGCAGTCAAGAACCTTGACGGCGGCACAGGGCTGGGCATGAGCGTCTTTGCCGAAGCACTGGCAGAGGCCCAGGGCATCGACCTTGCCTTTGACAACTACCGGGAGGATATCCGGCTGGGCCACAAGAAGATCTTCTACTCTGCGGACATCTGCCGCAAGGTGGTGGATCAGGAGGGCGTGGAGCACTCTATTCCGCCCGATGATGATGTGCAGAGCCAATTCGTCACCCTGCCCCAAAAGGAAGGGAGCCTCGACCAGTCCAGCGAATACCACGAATACAACCCCGACCTGCGGGTGGATTCGAACCACAAGGCTGTGCAGGATATGCTGAATCTGTTCAGCTTCAAGTGTGGCCTGGGCTGTCATCGGTACAACTTCGAGCTGGGCAATGTCACCACGGCCACCGAGTACAATGGCAGCCGTCAGGATCTGGTGGCCAGCGCCAATAAGAACCAGATTCCCATCGAGGGGGCGCTGGTGGGCATCGTGCGGGCCATCCTGTGGGCAGCAAAGAACCTGCAGGGAGCGGCGGTGGACCCCGAAACGCCCATCTCTGTGGACTGGGACGACAGCTACATCACCGATGCCGAGACCCGGATGAGCCAGATGCGGGACGATGCCCTGAGCGGCCTTTTGCCCCGGTACAAGTATCTGTCTGCCCGGTACGGGGTCAGTGAAGAGGATGCCCGCAAGCTGGCGCAGGAAGCCGCTGACGAAAACAAGCAGCCTGAGCTGAGCTTCGGCGGCGGGGGCGGCTGATGCTGGCCCCGGACTATCTCGACCACGCACCCGACCGGCTGGTGCTGCTCTGGCAGCAGGTCGAGGACGATATCCTGCGGGACGTGGCCCGGCGCATCTCCAAAATGGACACCATGACCCCCACGGCCAACTGGCAGCTTTGGCGGTATGAACAGACCAAAGCCCTCCGGCAGGACGTGGTAAAGAAGCTGGCCCGCTACACCGGCAAGAGCGAAGCTGAGATCCGGCGGCTCATGCAGGAAGCGGCCACCCGGGCCATGGAAGCCGAGGACGAGATCTACTATCACTACGGCAAGGAGCCCACGCCCTTTGCCGGGAATGAGACCCTGCAGGCCCTGCTCAACGCTGGCTATCAGCAGACGGCGGGAACCTTCCACAACCTGACCGCTACCACGGCCAACACCGTCAGCGGCCAGTTTGAAGCCGCCCTCGACCGCGCCCATCTCAAGGTGAGCAGCGGTGCGTTCGACTACAAGAGCGCCGTCAAGAGCGCGGTGGACAGTCTGGCCGACACCATGAAGTACGTCACCTACCCCACCGGCCACACCGACACGCTGGAAGTTGCCGCCCGCCGGGCGGTGCTGACTGGTGTGAATCAGACCGGTGCAAAGCTGCAGGTGGCCCGGGCCGATGAGATGGGGGTTGAGTTCTTCGAGACCACGGCCCACGGCGGGGCCCGGCCTTCCCACGCTGAGTGGCAGGGCAGGCAGTTCCACCGGGGCGGCGCTGTTGACTACATGGGCAAACATTACCCGGACTTCGAGGCCGCCACCGGCTACGGCACCGGAGCAGGGCTTTGCGGCTGGAACTGCCGTCATACCTTCTTTGCCATCTTCCCTGAGCTGGGTGCACCGCCTGCGTGGACGCAGGAGAGCTTGGAAGCCCTCAACGCCCGGGACATCGAGTACAACGGCGGCAGATACACCCGGTACGAGATCAGCCAGATGCAGCGGGCCCGGGAACGCACCGTGCGCAAGTACAAACGCCGGTATCTGGCTGAGGATGCCGCCGGGGCCGACACCACCGCCAGCGCGGTAAAGCTCCGGCAGGCCCGTCAGGAGCTGTCTGACTTTATCAGCGCCACCGGCGGCAGGGCGGACAGCGCCCGCACCAGCGTGGCAGGCTTTGGCAGAAGCCAGAGCAGCCGGGCAACGTGGGCGGCGAAGAAGCTTGATTCAATGTTGCCCAACCAGCGTGGCAGCGGTGGCTCCTCCGGACAAAATGGCGAGACGATTCACAAGTTTCTGGGAAAGGTCGATCTGAGCGATACCAGACGTGTGGAAGCACTCAAGGATTCTTTCTGCAGCAAGTACGCCAGTTCCAAAGTTGAGAATATGATGGTTATCACAAAAGATGGTGAAGTCCATTATATGACCGATAACAACCCCAGAGGGGTTGACTGCTCGTATCTGGGTGGTAAACTGAAAGGGAGCTACAACATCCACACGCACCCGCCAGACACGACCCAGTATTCTTTCAGCACGGATGCAGACATCCCGGCGGCATTTGCCGACGGCACCCGCATCATGGAAGCTGTGGACTATAAATACAGGTATCGCTTTGTAGTTCCTGAAAATATCACTTTTGAACAGTGGGACCGCGCCAGAAGTGACGTACAAGACCATGCACTGCAGTACATGGCCGAGCGCGGAATGAGCGTTGCTGACATTGAAGAAAACGAGTTGCACGTTATCATTGAGGAAACCTGCAAGCAGCTTGGCGTGACTGGTTATAGTCGCTGGGAGGTACACAAATGAGCTACACCAAAGAGCAGATAGACCAATTGTGGAAGGAAAGTGTAAGGCGGGAGCGTAGCCTTGTTGCAGAGTACAAAAGAACACATTACATTCCGAGCCGTGCTACGATTTCCACGCCTGAAATTGATGCCGAACGAGCTGAACAGAAGCGTTTATATGGCGAGTATTGCAAATTAATTTCGAACAAAAAGGGTTGAGGTGTTATCATGGAAGATTTTCGTATCATCTACCGCATTTTGAAGTATTTGCAGCAAAGCATGGACTTTGAGGAGTTCGATTGCGCTGGTTTTACTGCCGAGCGCTTCGGTACGAATCCGAACCGGTTTCAGGCACTTTTGATTCAGCTGCAGAAATCAGGTTACATTGAGGGCCTGAACATCGTTCGCTACATTCGCCAGCCGGAGCGCATCGAGCCGCCCATGGAACCGCATATCACCTTGCAGGGGCTTGAATATCTTCAGGAAAACAGCCTGATGAAAAAGGCCGCTGCATTTGCAAAGGGTGTTAAGGAAATCGTCCCCGGCATCTAACAACCAAATACCGCAAGCGTCTTTGCCCAGCCGGGCAGGGGCGCTTTTTTCATGCCGTATTCGCTCAGTGGCAGAGCGCCGGTCTCCAAAACCGGATGCCGCAGGTTCGATTCCTGCATACGGTGCCATCGCAGAGGGCAGTGCGTACCCTGCCCACAACCGAACACGGACGGAGAACCGTGTCACCAAACCGTGGTTTCACCAACAGAAAGGAGTTTTTCCACCATGAAGCGTGAAGACGTGAAGAACAAGATCCCCGGCATTACCGAGGAGCAGCTGAACTGGATCATGGCCGAGAACGGCAACGATGTCAACCGGGAAAAGACTGCCGCCGAGCAGTACAAGACCCAGCTGGAAAACACCCAGGCTCAGCTCAAGACCGCCCAGGACGGCCTTGCCGCCTTTGACGGCAAGAAGAAGCCCGAGGAATACGAGGCTGACATTGCCAAACTCAAGGGCGATATGCAGGCACAGGCTGATGGCTTTGCCTTTGACAATGCCCTGAACACCGCCATTCTGGGAGCTAAGGGCCGCAGCGTCAAGGCGGTCCGGGCACTGCTGGATCTGGATGCCCTCAAGGGCTCCAAGGACCGTTCCACCGATATCTCCAAGGCTCTGGAAGAAGCCGCCAAGGCGAACCCCTGGGCCTTTGGCGAGGCGGCAGAGGGCGGCGCTGGTTCCGTTCACGTTTCCAGCGGCAAAGAGCACGGCACCCCGCCCGCCGGGGACGTTGATCCCGTGACCGCTGCCTTCAAGGCGATGAACCCCGATATCAACATCGAATGAGAGAAAGGATATTCTTATGGCACATGAAGCACAGGTCCGCTATTCCAATCTGGTCGACCTCAAGCTGCGCAAGACGCTGGTGAAGAAAGTCGGCGTGATCTGCAACAACCGCTACGAGGGCAGCCCCAAGGCAGGTTCCGTCAAGGTTCCCGTCCGTGACACCGAGGTGGTGGTGAACGACTACGACAAGGCCAAGGGTGCAAAGCAGACCAGCGGTGACACCACCTACCTCACCGTCAACATCGACCACGACAAAGCCGTGAATGAGATCATCGATGGTTTCGATGCAGAGAGCGTTCCCGGCAATCTGGTTGCTGACCGCCTGGACAGCGCCGGTTACTCTCTGGGCCTGCAGATGGATTCTGACGGCTCCGTGGAGCTGACCACTGCAGGCACTGCCTTCGGCAATACCACCGCCCTGACCGAAAAGACCATCTACGCCAACATCGTGGATGCACGCACTCAGCAGTCCTCCATCGGCGTGCCCACCGCAGGCCGCTGGCTGCTGGTCTCCCCGGACACCTACGGCCTGCTTCTGAAGAGCCCCGAGTTCATCAAGGCTTCCGACCTGGGTGACGCGGTCGTTCAGACCGGCGCTGTGGGCAAGATCGCAGGCTACACCGTGTTCGAGGATTCCACTCTGGGCGAGAACGTCGAGTATGTAGCCGGTCATCCCAACTGGTTCGCCGTCATCGACGAGTGGGCCGTTCCCGTCCACCTGCAGGATCTCTCCGGCTCCGGCGACTTCATCGGCGCATCTGCCGTGCAGGGCCGTAAGGTCTACGCCTACAAGGTCACCAAGGGCCAGACCATTCTGGTCAAGAAGAAGGCAGCAGCATAAGGAGGCCCCCATGCTTTACTGCACCTACGAACAGTACCGGGAAGCGGGCGGCACGCTGGACGAGGCCGCGTTCACGCCGCTGTGCTTCCGGGCCTCGAAGCTCATTGACCGGGCCACCTTTGGCCGGGCCGAAGCCCACACCAAAGGCTGTGCCGACTGTGCCGAAGCTCTGGCCATGGCCTGTGCGTCCATCGTGCAGAGCCTTGAACGGGCCGAAGCGGCACGCGCTGCCACCGGCTATGCGCCGGGCGTGACCAGCGTCAACAACGACGGCTTTGCCGTGACGTTCTCCGACGGAGCACTGGCCGAAAAGCAGGCCGCCGAAGCGCACAGCATTCTTTCCGGCTGCCTGGGGCACGACCCCCACGGCCTGCTGTATCGGGGGTGTTTCTGATGCAGTGCAGCGTAACTGTGGTGAACCTCATCCACGACACCGCCACCGAGACTGACCGGCCTGTCTGCCACGTCATCCCCGGGAGCAGCTGGCGGGAGAAGCTGGACACCTCCGGCGGCGACCCCCAGCGGACGGTGCACATCCGGCTGCCCCCTGCGGCGGGCTACCTGCCCTATTTTCAGTGGGCAAAGCTCCCGCCCGGGGAAAAGGCCGCACACTGGACGCTCAAGCGGGGCGGCAAGCTCATCTGCGGCGCTGTCCGCAGCCTGACCGAGGCCGAGTATGCCACCCTCGAGAAAACGCACATCTGCTGCACGGTGGCGGCGGTCTCCGACAACCGGGAACCGCTGCTGCCGCATTTTCATGTAGAGGGGAGCTGAGGAAATGAGCAAGCCTGTTTTTGATCAGCCCTACGGCCTGCGCTACAAGGTGGACGGCGTTCAGATGCAGCTTTCCTGGCGGCCTGACTTCGGTGCCGAAAAGACTGCTGCCCTGCAAAAGGCGCAGTATGCCATGGCACAGGAAGCGGCCCGGCTCATCGACAGCTATGTTCCGCTGGACACCGGCACACTGAAAAACAGCGTGCAGACTGCTTCCAAGTATGACGAGGGCCTTTTGGTGTACAACACCCCTTACGCCCGCAAGCAGTATTACCTGCACGCCGAGGGCAGCGACCTGCGCACCTTCATGGGCAACAAAGAGCGTGGGCAGGAAGCCGACAAGTACAAAGGTCTGCGCGGCTCCTACTGGGGCCAGCGGGCACTTGCAGACATGGGAGAGCATCTGGCCCTTTATGCGACCCGTGCCGTTACCATGTTCTGGGGAGGGATGGGCCACTTATGAGCGAGAAAGCCACCATCACGGCCATGCGGGAGTGGCTCAAGACCTGCCCTCTCATCGCCGAAGAACAGACCGAGAACGGGGCAGCATTCCGTATCTCCGGGCTTTCCCCGGAGCCGGTGGCCGAGTTTTCCATTGAGGATTCCCCCACAGACCCTGTGCTGACCACTTATTTCTCCGGCAGGAACATGGCCAAAAGCTATGTATTCCTGAGCCGCCGGGAATACAGCGAGGCCCAGAGCACCCAGATCGCCAACAGCGGCTTTTTTGAGCAGCTGGCCGACTGGGTACTTGCCCAGAATGACCGGCATGACCTGCCCCAGCTGGAAGCCCCAAAGCAGCCCCTCAGCGTATCGGTCACCGCATCGGGCTATATCGTTACCAGCAGCGCCGGAAGCTGCAAAATGCAGATGCAGCTCCGGCTCGTTTATTACCAACCGAAAGGAGTTTCAACATGACTGTTACTGAAGCTGTTACCGCCTCCGGCATCACCCCCAGCGCCGACTACAAGGGCATCGAGAACACCGATGACTTTGTGCTGGCCATCTGCACCGAGGCCAGCAAGAAGGATGCTGTTAAGGACTGGACCGTCTGTGCCGACCATGTGCGGGAGCACAGCGGTGCACTGAACGCTTCCACCTCTGACAACACCTACATCCGCACCGGCCCCGTTACCACCAAGGGCAGTGTTCAGCGCACCCTCGCCATCAACGGCGACCGCTGCAAGGGAGATGCGTTCCAGGACTTCATTCTGGGCCACGAGATGATCTATGGCTTCGGCCAGAGCGTCATCCTGCCCTACATCTATTTCTCCCTGCGCACCGGCAAGGGCGAGAAGGGAGAAGCTGCATTCATCGTCACCAGCGACGTGGGCGGCTCTGCCGGCGCAATCGCCACCTTTGCCTGCGATGTAAAGGGCATCGGCACCCCTGCTAAGTTCGACTATTCTACCGCTGCGGCAGGCTGATCCTGCCCGTAGCTCTGTGCCCTCGTCCTGACCGGCGAGGGCTTTTTTGATAGGAGACGACCATGAAGATCTTTGATAAGGAATTTGCGTTTTCCAGCCTGAACGCCAACGATATCGAGCGGCTGGAGCAGGCAAAGGCAAAGCTGGAAAAGGCCGAGGAGGCCGAGCGTCAGCATGCACAGCAGACCCCTAACATGAGCTATGCCGAGGGCATCCGCGGCCAGTGCCGCATCGTGGAAGCGTTTGTCGATGATGTACTGGGCAAAGGGTCTGCGGCAGCTCTGGGGCTGGACAGCAATGACCTGGGCAAGGCCCTGACCGTGATGACCGAACTGACCCGGGCTGCCAATCAGGAAAAGCAGAAGTTCGACCCCAGCCTTCTGGCTCCTCAGCTGAACCGTGAGCAGCGGCGCAAGGCAAAGCGCCGCCGTCATCATGGCTGACATCCTGCTGGAACCACTGCCCGCCGAGTGGGAGGGCCGCGCCATCGACCCGGACTTCCGGCCCATGGTCTGGTTGTCGAACCAGTATCAGCGCAGGCGGGAGAAAAAGGACACCCTTGCCTTTGCGCAGGAAGCGTTCCGGCGCTTCTACCGGGAGCCGATCCCGCCCCAGCTGGCCCCGGAGGCCTATGAAAGTTTACTGCGCTTTTACCACGGGGCCGACCCGCCAGGACGTTCTGGCGGCAAAGGCAGCGGTTCCGGTGAGCTTGCCATGGATTTTGCCTGTGACGCGGACTATCTGACCGCAGCCTTTCAGCAGGCTTACGGCATCGACCTTACGGCAGAGCGCATCCACTGGTGGCGGTTTCTGGCTCTGCTGCGGGGGCTGCCGGAGGAAACCACCATGGCGAAGATCATGTCCTGGCGCACGATGGACACCTCCGGCATGGAGGGCAGGCAGCGCCAGCAGTACGAGGACCTGAAGGAGACCTTTGCCCTGCCCAAAGAACTGCGGCACACCCGGACGGCAGTCACGGTGGCCGACCACAATGCCGCCTTCCTGCAGCGGCTCAGGCATGGCGATGATGAGGAGGTGAGCGCCCCCAATGGCTGATTTCAGTATTACGGGTGATGTCCGGCTGAACAGCGACCCGGCAGAGCAGAGCGTCAATAAATGGACGGTAGCCGCCGGGCAAATGATCGCCGATTTCGCTAAGAAAGCCGCCGATGCCCTGATGAGCGTGGTGAAGAGCGGTCTGTCCTACAACCGGGACATGGAGAGCTACCTCACCAATTTTAAGGTCATGCTGGGTGACGAACAGCTTGCCGCCGAAAAGCTGGAAGAGATCCGCAAAATGGCGGCATCCACACCCTTCACCCTGTCTGATCTGACTGAGGGCACCCAGACCCTGCTGCAATTCGGCATTGCGGCAGACGACACCACCAACGTGCTGCAGATGCTGGGCGATATCTCTCTGGGCAACGCGGACAAGATGCAGACCCTTGTCCGGGCCTATGGCAAGATGTCCAGCGCCAAGAAGGTCACGCTGGAAAACGTGAACATGATGATCGACGCGGGCTTCAACCCGCTCAATCAGATCTGCGAGGCCACCGGTGAATCCATGGCTGACCTGTATAAGCGCATCTCGGACGGCAAGGTGGGCTTTGAGGAATTGCAGGCCGCTGTGGAAGCCGCCACCAGTGAGGGCGGGCAGTTCTACAACGGTATGCTGGAAGCCAGCCAGACCTTCCGCGGGCGGCTGTCTACCCTGCAGGACAACGTGGCTGCCCTGACCGGCAAACTGACTGACGGCCTGTTCTCGGCTCTCGGCGACCTCATCGTCAAGGCCAACGAGCTGGTGGTCTCCATCACGGAGGATGACCAGAAGCTGGCCAAACTAAAAGACACCATTGGTCTGGTCATCACCGTTGTCACCTCTGTCGGTGCTGCATTTCTGACCTACAAAGGCTACCTGACTGCCACCTCTGCCGCCACTGTGGTACAGACGGCAGCCACCACAGCCCTTGCCGCTGCACATAAAGCTGCCGAAGGTGGGGCAACCGGTCTGGCTGCAGCACAGGCCGGACTGAACGCTGTCCTGAAAGCCAACCCCATCGGGCTTGTGGTTTCTGTTCTGGCCGCTCTGGCAGCGGCCCTTGTGACTGCCTACCAGACCAGTGAGACCTTCCGCAACATCGTGAACGGAGCCTTTCAGGCTGTGGCGAACATCGCAAAGAGCACCATTGGGGCGGCCATCGGATGGCTGGACAAGCTCAGTTACAAGCTGAACAGCTTTCTCGGGAAGGATGGTTATACCGGTTTTTCCAGCTACGATGACTACAAAGCAGACAAGGATGCACAGGCAGCAGCGGCCACTTCCAAAGCCAACCGGGAGGCCCGGCACAAGGCGGCCCAGGCCGGGCAAGGCATCAGCACCAAGAGCTGGACGGAACTGCAAGAGGAGGCCAAAGCTGCACAAAAGACCACTGAGCAAACGGCCAGTGCTGTTTCCGCATCCTCGAAAAAGGCCAGTTCTTCCGCCAAAAAGGCTGCATCTGAGGTAGTGAACTCTATTACCTCCACCAGCACGCAGATTGAGAACGGGGTCACCCGTACCACCGAAACGGTCCATGAGACCCTGAAAAACGGCACGAAACAGCAGAAGCAGACCGTCACCGAAACCAGCCGTCAGATGGTGGACGGGGTCCTCTCGGACGTTAAGACCATCACCACTACAGCGGCAGATGGAACAAAGAAGGTCACGCAGAGCATCGAAGCCGTCCGTGATGTGGTTTCCACGGTCACCGCGACCCAGACGGCCCTCGTGGACGGGGCCAAGGTCACCACCCAGACCACCACCGAGACGCTGGCAGACGGCAGTGAGCAGGTTAAGCGGGTCATCACCGCCACCGGCACTGAGGTCATCGAGGGCGTGCAGCACACGGTCAAGACCGTGACCACCATCGCCGCCGACGGCACACAGACTGTGGCAAAAACCATCGAGGATGCCGGGCCCCAGTACGGCAGCGTGGGTGAGCTGCTGACCACCCAGTTCCGCACCAAGCTGGACGAGGGATGGGCGCAGATTCAGTCCGACATCCAGACGGATGCGCTGGGGGCCATCGAGACGCTGGCTACGGCCCTCAAGGATGGTGACCTCGAGAGCCTGGGCCTGTGGGCCGCTTCCTACTTCTGGCAGGCCTGCACCAAGGAGCAGCAGGCGCAGATCCAGAGCGTGGCCATGGGGGCGCTGAACCAGCTCGGTTCCGCCCTCTCCGGCGTGTTTGGGAACCTCGCCAATCTGGCCATGGGTCTGGTGGCGCAGTTCGTCCCGGCAGCGGCCAGCGCCACCGGCGCACAGCTGACCCTGAACACCGCCATGGATGCCAACCCAATCCTCTTTGTCATCTCCCTCATCGGGATGCTGGTGGGTGCGCTGTTGAACTTCTCCGGCAAAAACAAGGACGTGGCCAACGCTTTCCAGAATGTCTGGGCGGGCGTTGAGGACTTTATGAGCTACATCTTCGAGGGCCTGATGCGCATCGTGGCGGCGGGCATCGAGGGCTTTGTCATCCTCATCAACGGCCTCATTGGCATGTATAACTCCGTGGCGTGGCACTGGGGCGGCCATATGGATTACATCAGCAATCCAGCCTGGAACTTTGCCAACCAAATCGCCGCTGACCGCAAGGCCCGGCAGGAGGCGCGGAAAAAGCAGCAGGAAGCTGCCAACAACCCCAGCAGCTCCGGCACCTCCGCCAGCTCTCAGAAGGTCATCGAGAGCATGACCGACACCAGCAAGACCACCAATGCCGACGGCAGCACCGTGACCACCAAAGTGCTCACCGAGAAGCTGCAGGATGAGACCGGCAAGATCACCCAGCGGGTGACCAAGACTGTCACCGAGGCGGGTACCAAGCTGGTGGACGGCGTGGAGCGCTCCTACAAGACCGTGACCACCTATGTGGATGGCATCCAGACAAAGATTGAGCGCAGCCTGAATGACATCACCAAGACCAGCAGCTCCACCACACCGACGGCCCCCACCACGCCGACAGCCCCCACCCCGGACAAAGACCTGACCGACGCTGTGGAGGCCAACACCGAGGCCCTGCTGGCCGCAAACAGCAAGCTGGCCGAGATTGTGCGGCAGGCCAACAGCCTTGTCCTCAGTGACAACATGGCCATCAGCCGGTCTGTGGCCGCATCCGGCACGGCACAGGTGGCCGCAGCCGCCAACAACTACCACCGGGAGGGTGACACCAACATCATCCAAAATATCTACTCCAAGGCCCAGACGGCGGCTGACCTCCAGCGGGAAGCACGCTGGGAAGCCGACCGGGCCAAGGCCCAGAAACGATGAAAGGAGGGCTCCACAATGCCATTCAGAAAAGACCATTTGCAGCTGGTCACGGATGCCGGGGCCACTCTCGACATCGGGTGGGCTTACGGCACGCCCTACTCCCTCGACCCCATCAATGGCGTAGACGTGGACGTGCAGACCGCACAGGGCGTGAACCAGGTGGGCGTGAGCGTGGAGCGCCAGAGCGTGGCCGGGGTGAGCCGTGAGCTCATCATCCACTGCCACAGCTCCCACGGCGATGCGGATGCGGAATTACTGCTGGAAAAGCTGCCCTATTTCACCAGCGGCACAATGTATCTTGTGGATAAATTCTTCTGCCGTTTTGTGCTTTCCAAGACCCCCTACACAAAGAGCATCCACCCCTACCCGGTGCTGGATTTCATGCTCTTCTGCCCGAAACCCTTCTGGTACGACTTGACTGCCCAGAGCTTCTGCATCAACGGCTTTGTGCCATCGTTCAGGCTGCCGGTGAATTACTCCAAGCCCCACCGTTTCGGCGTGCGCACCTCCGTCGGCTGGCTGAACGCGGTCAACCCCGGGGCACTGGCAGTGCCCTTCACGGCCACCCTCAAGAGCGACGGCGCTGTGATCAACCCCACCGTGCTGAACATCGTCACCGGCCAGAGCATCCGCATCCTGACCACCCTGACCCCCGGGCAGGTCATCGAGATCTACCGCACCACCACCGACAAGCTGGCAGTCAAGCGGACAGAGGACGGCACGGAGGAGAACATCTTCGCCCTGCTGGATGAGGACAGCGACCTGCTGGAGCTGGCCCCGGGAGACAACCTGCTCAAGGCCACCGCCGACAGCGGCGAGACCAGCCTGCAGGTGACAGTGCGCTTCTATCCCATGGTGAGCGGTATTCTGCCGGAGGTGATCTCGTGACGCTGGACGTTTTGGATGAACTGACCCTCGCCAGGCTGGGCCGTATTGAGGTGTGGGTGAGCCTTTACTGGGACGAGCCCTACAACACCGAGGGCGAGTTCACGCTGGAAGTCAGACCCACCGAGGAGAACCTTTCCCTGCTTCGGGAGGGCCGCTGGCTGCGCCGCAGTGACAGCGATGTGCCCATGCGCATCTGCCACCGAAGCAACGAGAATCAGGACAGCAACTTAGTGGTCACCGGCTTCCCGGGGACGTGGATCTTCACCAAGCGGGCCTGTACCAGCATCGTGAAGAACGAGAACGCCGAAGCCGCCATGCGCAGACTGGTCAGTGCAATGCAGCCGTGGCCCAAGCTGGAGCTGGGTGCTGCTGTGGGCTTCGACACCACCTACACCGCCCAGACCTCCGGCGGCAGCATCATGGACTACCTGATGACCATCGGCGCGGCTTGTGATCTGGGCTTCCGGGTGCGGCTCAGTGGTAAAAACGACCAGAAAAAACTACTGTTCGAGGTCTACCGGCCCACCGCTGATCCAAACAACCGTTTTTCCACCAAGTGGGGCAACTTGCAGCAGGCCGCGTGGGCCTTCGGGGATTCCGACTACGCCAACGTTGCCGTGGTGCAGGGCGCAGGCGAGGGCGAGAACCGGGCCACCGTGACCGTGGGCCTGACGGATGCCACCGGAGCTGACCGGCGGGAGCTGTATGTGGATGCCCGGGATGTGCAGCCGGACGAGGAAAAGGGCGAGACCACCAAAAGCCAAGCCTACCTCGAACGGCTCATGGCCCGGGGCACCAACAAGCTGCTGGAACAGCTCCGCACCGGCTCCATTGAGCTGACCATCGATGCCGAAGGGCTCTCCCCCGGGGATGTGGCCCACTGCACCATCCCGGAGCTGGGCTACAAGGCCACCGTCCGGGTGGCCGATGTCATCACCCAAAGCCAGAGCGACAGCACCACCCGCACCGTGCGGCTGGGCACACCGGTCTGGCGCAAGCTGTAAGGAGATGATCTTTTGAGCAAAATCGTTTTATATCCCGCCAACGGGTTCGACTTCGATGCCGCAGACGTGGCGGCCTACCTTGCGGGCCGCACCAGCGGCGTGTTCAGCTCCGCTGAGGACTTCCCGGTGACAGCCGCAGGCGGGCTGACGGTCACCGTAGGCGCGGGCCGTGGCTGGGTGCACCCCAGCCGTTTCACCGGCTACTCCATCACCAAGCGGGAGGCCGACACCCTGGCCCTGCCGCTGGCCGACCCGTCTCTCCCCCGCATCGATCGAATCGTCATGCGCTATGATGCCGGTGCCAGAGCCGCCAGCCTGCAGGTGCTGCAGGGCACGGCATCCAGCACACCCACGGCCCCGGCCATCTCCCGCACCGAGCTGATCTACGACCTCTGCCTTGCCGAGATCACCCGCCCGGCAGGCTCCACCGCCGTCACCACCGGCCAGATCACCGACACCCGGCTGGACGAGGCGCTCTGCGGCATCGTGCGGGACGGTGTGACCGGCATCCCCACCGACGAGCTGCTGGCCGCTGCCCGGGAGCGCATCGCCGCGCTGGAGGAGAACGCCAGCAACAGTGCTGCCGCCGCCAAGGACAGCGCGGAGGCAGCCAAAAGCAGCGAGACCAAGTCCGCCGCCAGCGAGAAGAACGCCAAGGACAGCGAGACCAACGCCCAGCGGGCCCTGCAGGACACGGAGACGGAGCACACCGCCGCCTTGCAGGACATCGCACGGGCCCGCACCACGGCCCTGAACGATGTGGCCACCTCCACCAGGACAGCCACCACCGCGGCAGAAACCGCCACCCAGCAGGCCACCGACGCTGCGGGGAGCGCTTCCACCGCCGCCACCAAGGCCGGGGAAGCATCTGCCAGCGCGGGTGAAGCATCCACCAGCCGTCAGGCCGCAGAAAAGGCTCAGAAAGCCGCAGAGGATGCTGCGAAGCTTGCCGGAACACGGGCAGGTACGGACAAGGCCCTGAACACAGAAAACGCTCCTGCGGACGCGGCAGCGGTCGGAAAGGCTTTTGCAAGCATCATCAAGGCTTACGATATCGCCCTTGCCGCTGCCAGCTGGAAAGCCACTTCTGACACAGCAGCCAAGAACGCGGGCTGGGCCTACCAGTGTGATGCGACCATCAGCGGATGCACCGCAGTGCTGGAGCCCAGTGCAACAGTCAGCCTCGAGAGCGTGGTCGTGGCCCAGAAAGCGGGCCTAGGCTCGATTTGCAGTACCGATGCAGGATTCTGCCGGTTCTATGCCGAAAAGGTTCCCACAGCAGATATCAGCCTGCGGCTTCTGCTGACCAACAAGAACCCGGTGTAAGGAGGGATGAGTCATGGCGCTTGGAGCCGTAAGTACACCAAGCAAAACATGGGTGCCGCCCGTGGGCATGATCATCACCACAGGAAGCCCTACCAGCCCGGCAGAGCTATATGACGGCACCAGCTGGGCGCAGATTACCGACCGGTTCCTTATCGGTGCAGGAGAAAGCTACTCACTGGGCAGTACAGGCGGTTCGGCCACCCACACCCTGACCGTGGCCGAAATGCCTGCGCATAGCCATAGTGCTACGGTTCTAAGCTCCGGTGAGCACTATCACACTGTAACGAGTTACTATGATACCGGAAGCGTTAGTATGATGTCCGACTATGATTACACAGGTAGCTACGGTGATTATCGCCCTGTATACCCAACAAACACGACATCCTCCAATGGCGCGCACAACCATACAGCCACCATTGGCAGCACCGGAGGCGGGCAGGCTTTCAGCATTATGAACCCGTACGTTGCGAAGTATATCTGGTACAGAGTGTCATAGGAGGAGCTTATATGATTGGATTTGTAAAAGGGCTTAAGGCATCCATGTTTGTTCCTCCTGTTGGGTACATATGGAAAAGTGCAAGCGCCGTTAGCCCTGCTTCTATCTACGAAGGAACAACGTGGGCACAGATCAAAGACAGGGCCATTCTTGCCGCTGGCACAAGCTACGAAAACGGAACGACTGGTGGCAGTGCTTCAGAGCAGCTGGCCGTAAGTAATCTTCCGAGCCATGCACACGCCTGCAGTATTTCCTCGGGATCATCGCATACGCACAGCCGATACATCGCGGAGATTGCCTCTGCATATGGGGAGCGCGGCCCGATGTCACGAAGTGACAATTTTGCAATTGACAATTCAACGATAACCACATCCAGCGGCGGCAACCATAGCCACACGGTAGAGGTCGGCAGTGCAGGAAGTGGGCAAGCGTTCAGTGTTCTTAACCCGTACATTGTCCGCTATGCTTGGGAAAGAATCAGTTAAGGAGGGCACAGCGAGTGATTGGATCAGTTATAAAGCAGGAAGATACCCAGTGGATTCCTCCAGTTGACACTGTTCTTGAAATGCATTCCGGGACAAGCCCTGCCGCGATCTATCCGGATACCGTGTGGACGCAGCTGAAGAACTGCATCATCATAGCTGCCGGAGACATCTTCAAAGCTGGTGAAACCGGTGGGCAAGCCCAGATTTCGCTTACGGCAGGTAATCTCGCAGCTCACACCCACTCCGGGAGCACTTCTACGGATGGCGCACACACCCATACGGTGTCGGGCTCTATTCAAAGGAACTGGGTTTTCGGCCCTGGGCCTACGGTATACCGCAATAAACGACTGAATGTTGCGACCTTCTCGACATCCTCCAATGGCGCTCACACCCACACAGCCACCATCGGCAGCGCCGGAGGCGGGCAGGCCTTTGATATTATGAACCCGTATTACGCAGTGAATATTTGGCAGAGAGTAGGATGAATATGAAAATTATTGATGAAAACGGCATTGAGCTGACTGGTGAACCCGACCTGGCGCTTGGTCGGCTGGTGGATGATGTGGAGATCGTGCACCATGACGCGATTGCTGGAGTTCAGCAGGTCAGCCATTACGTCCCTATCGAACATCTTGCCAATGGCAGCACCATCGTAGAAGAGGTTATCGATATTCCCGGTGTTGAACCGAAGCCCGCCTGGGATGAGACAGTGCCGATCCAGCGGTATATCAAGTACACGCAGGACGAACTGGACGAACAGGCCCGGCAGCAGGAGCACGAGACCAAGATGGCGCAGATGCCGGAAACGGTGGAACAGCTCAAGGCAGAAAACGAGGCCCTGCGGAAATCCTTCACTACGATGGAGAGCGCCCAGGCAGATGCCGATGCGCTGAACGTTGACCAGGCCTACCGGCTGACCCTGCTGGAGCTGGGGATCACTGAGTAAAACCCTCTGCCAAGAGGACGATAACATTTTTAAGATGGGGCACTGCCCCGGAAAGGACAAACCTATGTTGTACCGTACCTGTAAACGCATGATCGAACGCGGCAATCTGGAGGGCATGAGCACCAAGCTGGACGTTTTCTATGCCGCAAGCAAGTTGACTGATGACGAGTACAAGGAGCTGACCGAGCTGCTGGCCGAGAAGGAGGCGCAGAATGCCCAGAACAATTCTTGACGTTTCCCGCTGGCAGGGCAGCATTGACTGGGACAAGGTCAAGGCAAGCGGCCTTATCTCCGGCGTGATGATCCGGGCCATGGGCAACAGCAAAGAGGGCAAGCCCAGCAAGCCGTACCTCGACCCCTTCTTTGCCCGCAACTATGCCGAGTGCACCCGGCTGGGCATCCCGGTGGGCGTGTACGGCTACTTCAAGGCCACCACCAAGGCACAAGCCGACAAGGAGCTGGCCCTGTTCAAGCGGGCACTGGGCGGCAGAGCCTTCCAGCTGCCGGTGGCTGTGGACATCGAGGACAAGCTGCAGGCGGCTCTGAGCAAGGCCGCTCTGACCGACATTGTGGCCCACTGCCTGAGCGTGGTGGAAAGCTGGGGCGTGTACGCCATGCTCTACACCGGCCTGAACTTCGGGCAGAACAACCTTTACATGGGTGGCGCGGCCCTCAAGCCATACGACGTATGGCTTGCGGCCTATCGCACCAAGAAGCCCGCCCCTGACTGGGCCTTCGGAATGTGGCAGTACACCAGCAGCGGCAAGATCCCCGGCATCGCCAAGGGCGCAGACCTCAGCGTGGCCTACAAGGACTATGCTGCCATCATCCAGCGGGCCGGGCTGGGGCAGGTCAGGGGGTGAGACCGATGGCAAGTTATCTGATTTCAGATGCACCATACGCACCCTGGCTCTCAGAGGTTCTAGCTACACTGGAAGAGCACAAGATCGACCGCATCACCGTAGCAGCGCCTCTGGCAGATGGTGAGGTGTTCACGGGGTACTACAACATGAGTACCCAGGACAAGGCCCTGCTGGCATCCAATATCCAAGCAGATGCCGTTCTGGATGCGGTGTGTCACAACGGACAGCGCATCCAGCAGGCGTGGGAAGATGATGAGGAGGGGTGAGACCGATGTGGCAGTTTATCACGGAGTATTGGGCCGGGTGGCTCTGTGCTCTGATCGGCGGCGCGATCCTTGCCGCCATCCCCAAGATCAAGGCCCTGTGGGACGCGGTGCTGGCCCTGCTGCACGACCGCATCTATACCGAGTGCTACCGTTTTATGGAGCTGGGGTACATCACCCGCGACGGCCTGCGCAACCTGAATTACCTCTACAAGACCTATCATGTGATGGGCGGCAACGGCACCGGTACGGAATTGTACAAGAGAGCCTGCGCTTTACCCATCCACGACTGAAGAAAGGAACTGACATTATGAACGCACACATCACTGAGAACAACACCCCCGCCATCCCCGCCGCAACCATCGCCCGCACCGTTGTGCTGGCACTGGCCCTCGTCAACCAGCTGCTGAGTGCAGCAGGCAAAAGCCCGCTGCCCATCGACAGCGCCAGCGTGGAACAGTGGGTGACGGCTGGCCTGACCACCGCTGCCGCCATCTGGGCATGGTGGGAGAATAACTCCTTCACCCCTGAGGCCATCCACGCCGATGAGCTGCTGGATCAGATGCAGGGAAAAATCAAGTAA